AGTCAGGAGATATGTATGTAAATGAAATTATAGAGTTTTTAGCAAAAAAGTATAAATTATCTTATCAAAGTGTGAGAAAAATTATTTATTCTATTTAACTGAAAATCAAACACATCTCCAACTTCTACCCTAACTTCTACCCTAACTTTTACCTTGTTTTAATATAAGGTTTTTGTTATCAATTTCACATGACAGTAAAAGAGCCTATTACATGGCATTTATTTCATATCAATAAATGGGGTAAGGCGGTGAAAATTGCCTAAAATAGGAAGACCCACGAAATATAAAGAAAAGTATTGCGAAATGCTCATTGAACACATGGCGAAGGGGTTATCCTTTGAGTGTTTTGGAGCTGTTGTTGATTGTTCAGAACCGACTTTATATGAATGGTTGAAAGCTCATCCTGAGTTTTCTAAGTCCCAAAAAAGAGCAAAAGCCAAATGTAAAATCTTCTGGGAACAAGCAGGAATTGATGGAATGCATAAAGGCAAAGACTTTAATGCAGCTGTTTGGATATTCAACATGAAAAATCGATTCAACTGGAAGGATAAACTGGAACATGATATCCCCCCAGAAACGCTTTCTGCAATGTTCGAGAAGTTGGAGAATAAACTCAAAAAGGATAACAATAATGCATCTAAGTAAAAGCTCATTACTCAATTTAAGGCACAATATCCCTCTATATTTCAAGGAAGTCCTTCATGCTGAACCGTGGAGTGAGCAAGAGATTATACTCAATATGATAGAAGAAAACGAATTAGTGGCGATTGGGTCTGGCCATGGGGTTAGCAAGACGCACACAGCAGGAAGATTGCCCTTATGGTTCCTGCCCTGCTATCCGCACTCGAAAGTAGTCACAACAGCACCATCAGAAAGGCAAGTAAGAGACCAGTTATGGTCAGAGTTGGAATCAGCATATCAGCCGGTGAAACAAATACTTGGAGGAAGGTCTACCTTGAAGAGACTTGATTTCGGATCTGACTGGTTTGCGATTGGGTTTAAGAGCACCGACTATGACCCGGTGAAGTTTCAAGGATTCCATGCACCAAGAATAATGGGCATCATTGATGAGGCATCTGGTATTAATAATCAAATATGGGACGCTTTTATGTCTTTAAGAATGGGGGAAGTGGTTAAGATTATTGCTTTGGGTAATAGGCTTGATCCGTTTTGCAGATTTGAGAGATGCTTCAGTTCACCCGACTGGGCAACAAGAGTGATTCCATCGATTAAATCACCGAATGTTACAGGAGAAAGAAGTATACCAGGGCTATCAACTCAGAATTGGATTGACTGGTGTAAGGACGAATGGGGTGAACATAGTATAATGTATCAAATTCATGTGATGGGACTATGTCCATTGGAAGGTTTAAATACTCTTATTCCTTTAATGTGGTTACAAAGGATCAAAGCAGACAAGTCCGCAATCACTCCAATTCCTCCTTTCTATGCAGGACTTGATGTCGCAGATGTGGGAGCTGATGCTTCTGTATTGACAGTTCTTGACAGAGAAGCAAAGCATATTGCAAGTTTCAAATGGCATGTGAATACTTCTCAAGTCGAAAGGAACACCATTGACAAGCACAAAGAATTTAAGTTTGATAAATTAGTGGTTGATGCTCTCGGAGTGGGAACAGGGGTCTTCAATCATCTTGCGGAGATGAAGGAATTTCAGGATGTTATAGTCCCACATAAAGGAAGTGAAGCCCCACTCAATGATATGTATTCCAACAAGAGAGCAGAGATATGGTATTGGGTATATCATGCACTGGAGAACAATGAAATACCCTGTATTCAGGATATAGGATTTCTTTTTCAGGATCTTGCCGGAGTGAGAAAGGAAGTGGATCCGAAAGGAAAGACAAAGTTGGAACCAAAGGAAAAGTTTACTAAGAGATTGGGACGGTCTCCTGATGAAGGTGATTCTTATACTCTTGCCTATAAAGCATACAAATACAGGACCGAGACTGGGATACAGGAACAGGACATAAAGGCAAATGTAGAACTGCCAGAGGCGGTTGTGATGGCTGATTTTAGAAGAGATCAAGAGGAGTTTGTGATATAATGAAAGGTAGAAGAATAACTATATGGCATAGGATATATTGGTCTTGGATTTCTTATGCAATAGATGTTTTTAAAAATTATATAGAATATATAGTTTGTAGAGATAAGAAAGAAAGAGTATATCGATATATAAAGCGATGGGATGGAAATCCAATATCTTATAGTTATTTGGCTAAATTATCAAGGATAGACGAATGGGAAGTACAATACTTATGCATGGAACTTGAGAATGAAGAATTAATTGATAGTAATGAGAATTTAGTATGGATAAAGAGATAAAGTATATTTAATATGGATATTACTTTACAATCCCCAATAAGATTTACGAGAAACCTTCCAGCAGAGGAAAAAAAGAAGGAACGTCCCCTAATGGACGAGCAGAGCTGGTCTGCCCTTCTTAATGCATGGGAGACTGACTGGACGACATATACTGAAAATCCTGATAAGGTATTAGATCAAAGAGGATGGGGTTTCTATAAGGAGATTGTCTGCGATGATACGGTTCACTCATGCCTTGAGATGAAGAAAACAGCAGCCCTTTCGACTGAATGGTATATTGAGCCAGCGTCAGAGGATAAGATAGATCAAGATATTGCTGCATTAATAGAATACAATTTTAAAAGAATGGAAGGAACATTTAGAAAACGATTAAAGGATATTTATTCGGCTTTTGAGTATGGAGTATCATCCAGTGAGATAAACTGGCAAATATTTAAGTCAGGAGAATGGGCTGGCAAGATTGGATTGAAAAGTATTAAGACTCGAGATCCTGAATGGATTCATTTTAAGACAGATAAGCATGGGAATATTGAGAAAATACAGCAAGATAGTGACAACGTGTCAGGTGGACTTATTGACATCCCAAGAGACAAAGTGATTGTCTATGTACCCAAACCGCAGTTCGGGAATCCACATGGACGGGCTGAATGCCTGTTCGTCTATAAGCCCTACATAGCGAAACTCTGGACAGTCCGGTTCTGGAACATTGCTCTTGAGAAATTCGGCATGCCCTCGATATTGGGATTATATCCAGAGGGAACAAGCCAAGAACAAAAAGATTATTTGCGGGATGCCATTGAGAATCTACAAGTGAGCACAGCTATAACACTACCGAAAAATTACGAAATAGATTCTATTGCTGCAATTTCTGGCGGGAAGATGGCCTACGAATCCGCGTTGGATAAGCATAATACTGCCATGTCAAGGGCATTACTCATTCCTGACCTGCTGGGATTTTCGCAAATGACTAAAGGTTCTTATGCACTCGGGAAGAAACACTTTGACATATTTCTTATGTCTCTAAATGAAGTAGAGGAGGATACTTGCGAGGACATTGGAGATGAGCAACTTATAAAACATATTATCAGATACAATTTTAATACCGAAAATATTCCGCATTTAAAATTCAAGCCCAAGGTCGAGGAGGACAAATATAAGATTGCTGCATCATGGTCAAATCTTTTGAAGGCTGGTGCAGTTACAACAACCGAATCAGATGACAAATATATCAGGGAATTACTTGGTCTTCCTGTTGAGGAGAAGCCCGAGAAGTCATTCAGTTTCGCAGTAAAGAGACCTAAAGTCAAGACCAAAGCCCATTCGCTTGCCAATTTTGCAGAGATTAAAAAGACATGGGACGATCTCGAGAAGCAGACTATGGAGGATCTCTATCAGGTAGGTGATAAGATACAGGCTGATTTGATGAAAACAATCGAGAGGAAGGGACTGCTTACTGACAGTGCAACAGCCGGGGAGATAGATAAATTACAAATCAAATATGTTGGGGATTTCAAGAAGGCATTGGAGAAGGGGCTTATCCTGGCACATCTAAATTCAAAGCATAGTGCGATGAAGTTACTACAGAGATTGGGAGCAGGTATGCCGATTAAATTTGCCGAATTGGAAGCCACTATGGATCTGTTCCCCACAGCTGCGATAGCATATTTTAAAGGCAAAATCCCCATGACTAGAGTAGAGCTTAGTTATTATACTCGCAAGGCATTCACGATTGCAGGGATTGAAAGGGATAGGATTTTAGGTCAGGCAAAGAATATACTCTACCACCATATGCACGATCAGAAGATAAACAAAACCATGAAGAGTTTCAGAAAATTATTTGATAGGTATATCCTGACTGGAGAGCTAAAGATAAGTGTAAGGGGCAATTATGAACTGTTATCAGGGTACCATATCGAGAATATTGTCAGGACTAACATAGCTGAGGCGATGGGCGAGGGTAGAAGGGCAATGTATGAGGATCCAATGGTCAGGGACGAAATTGTCGGATATACGCCTTCGGGAATCCTAGATGATAGACAAACCGATTACTGCCGATCCATAGATGGAAGAGTCTATCCAAAAGAGGGATATACTTTTGAACCCTATCACTATATGTGTAGAACCGAAACGCTTCCGGTGATGAGGGGAGAGACATATACATATACGGATTGGAAAGAGTCTCCTTATGAGGGATTTTAAAAAGCTGATAATGGCAATGATGAAATTAGTTTTATTTGGATTTCAAAAAGGAGGAATTATGAAGGAAAATATAAATATATTGCCAGTAGATTATCCAAAAGTTGATTGGGAAAAAGAGGCCAAGAAAATGTTTGATAGAACAAAGAGTTCGAAGGATATATTTCCGTTGGATTGTCCGATTATTCCAGTTGAAAAAGGAGACAAATAATGCCAATACCAGTTCAGGTACTTATAGCAATCATTGGCGGAATCGGTCTTGTTGGTGCTTTTATAATATTAATCGGAATATGGGGTAGCCATCAAAACCCCTATGGATTATAAAGGAGGTAAATTATGGCAAATGAAGGAATGGTAGGTCAGTCGCTTGAGGAATCAACTTCTATAATTGCTTTTAAGAATACTGCACGAAACACTATTGCTAAACTTCAGGATGTTATAGTTAAAGTTGATACCAATGGACTTCGTGTACCTTTGGCAAGTAGATGGTCTGAAGCAGATTCAGTAAGTGATCTTGCAGCTATTGAAGCACTCCTCGACACTCTGACCGGGACAACCGATACTTTTATGGCTGCAGTAAAGACGAAGATAGACGAAATTGATGCAGTATAAAGAGAAGGAGGTAGATGATGCCAGTACCAAAACCAAATCCAGGCGAAAAGGAAAATGATTTCATTGGTCGTTGTATATCGACATTGACGAAATCCGATCCCGATAGAAATCCAAAGCAGATTCAAGGGATGTGTTATAGTTCATGGAGAGAGACAAAAAAACTTGCTGAGTTTGCGGAAGAAGAATTTGACTGCGAGTGCATAAAGTGCGGATATAAGATGAAGTCTGCGGTTCATTGTAAGGATTATAAATGCCCTGAATGCGGCGGTCAGATGCGCCGGGTGGAAAGGCCTGGACCTGGACAATCTCTCAAGGCATTTGATATAGATAACAAAGAACTTGTTGCGGTGGGTTACTGGAATACGATGGATGGGAAGCTCAAGATTACAGAAAAGGATATTGATGCGATTATGGAGTCCTACAATGATATAAACAAAACAGGGATTCGGAAGATACCCATAAAATTAGGACATGATGATGACCAGAAATTATTGCAAAAAGATGGATATCCATCTGCTGGTTGGGTTGAGAATCTAAAAAAGAAAACAGTAGATGGCACTATAAAGATATTAGGAAATGGCTATTTAATGGACTTGCTTTATTAGGAATAGATCAACCAGCGATGGATTTAGATGAATTAGTAAAACAATATGCGAAGGCAGGCTCTGAGACTGCTGCCATTGATTTTAAGATGTCAGAGCCAGTAATAACAGAACCTCAACTAAAGGAGGAAACTATGCCTATTGAGTTGAAGGAAAAGTACGAGAATGAAATCAAAGAACTACAGGAAAAGATCAAGGAACTGCAAGCACAATTTAAAGAGCAGGAAGGTGATAAGATTAAAATCCAAAAAAGTCTCGATGAGGCTAATGAGAAATTGACTGCGACTGAGGAAGAGAAAAGGAAAGCAGGGATTGCTGCATTTATAGATGGGGCAATCAAAGACGGTAAAATTCTTCCTGTTCAAAAGGAAGGTTATGTCCAACTCCTTTCGGCTATGCCAGGGGACAAGACATATAAGTTCTCCGACAATGGGGAGGAGAAAGAGGGTAATGCTCTCGATCTTGTCAAGTCCATTGTGGAGTCAAATCCCAATCTTGTTGAGTTCTCTGAATTCAGCGAAGAAAAGGAATCTGTACCGACAAAGGACACCGAAGAAGATGGAACTAAAATGGAAGATGTGGACTTAGCAGCAAAGGTCAACAAGGTTATGAAAGAAGAAAAAGTTGATCAGGATGAAGCATACGAACTACTAAAAGAAAGAGGAGAGGTAAAATAATGGCTGTTGATTCTAAATATGATGATGGCACAATTAGAACCTTTATAGCTTCCGGTTCAATCGCACAGAATCACTATGTAAAGCTGGTTGCAGGATCGGAGGGTGTAGTGGAGGAGTGCGATGCCGAAGGAGAAGCTGTATGGGGTGTTTGTTTAGATTATGGAATTACCGATGGAGATAGAGTTGAGGTCTTTGTAGGACCTGGATACTGTATAGTACAAGCAGGTGCACAGACTACTGTAAATACGAATCAGATGACCGATGCAGATGGAGAGACCATTGATATAGGTGGGGATGATTACTCGGTTGGTATGGGAATGCAAGCAGCAAGTGCAGCTAATGCCTTAATCGAGGTATTCCTCTATGGGCCTTCCCATCTTGACCAAGTAGGACAATAACGGAGATGAATAATGCCTAGAAATATACAACATAAATCAAAATTTCTGACAGATTTCTCCTTGAGGTTAACTTTTGAGGGAATGTATATTGCCCCCGAAGTTACACCAAGAAAGTCTGTCAATTTGCGTTCTGACTCGATACTAAAATACAATAAGGATCATCTGATCCGAGAGAACACAAGAGTTGGTCCTAAGTCAGTTACCCCGATTTTTGAATTCGGATTCGATGATGAGGATACGTATGTCACAAAAGCCTATGGGCTGAAATCAATCGTAACAAGACATGACATAAAACAGAATGATAAGCCCATCGATGCATACAAGGACACAATGCAGAGCTTAACCGAATTACTCGCGGTTGACAGGGAAGTTAGGGTAGCCACAGCTATGCTGAGTACTTCCAATTTTACATCAGTGACGAAGTCAGGTGGAACTCAGTGGGGTACTAAGGCAACCTCTACTCCTGTTGACGATCTGGAACTTGCAGTTGTTACTGTAAGAAATGCCTGCGGAATACTACCCAATGTCATCATCGCTGACTGGGAGGTCTTTTTTAGACTTGCCAACCATCCTGATGTGATGGCAGCGAACAACCTGGTAGGCAAAGGTCCTCTCAAGAGGGAGACAGTACTCAAGGTGATCTCGGATTGGCTCGGCATAAAGGCATTGGTTGGCTCGTCAATGTATAACATAAGTCAAGCAGGAGTTGCTTCCTCGTTATCCAAGACATGGGCTAATGATGTATTCGTTGGATACATCAACCCAAAACCAACCTTAAAGTGCCAGACCTGCGCTATGACATTTGAGTTAAAGCCCGGAAGAGAGGTCAGGAGATGGGAGGTTAATGATCCCCCAGGAGCACACTTTATCCTTGTCAGGGAAGAGGGTTTGGATGAGAAGATAATCGATGCGAACTGTGGATATGTTATAGAGAATCCGATAGCCTAGGGGGTAGCATGAAAAGAACACAATTTATTACACTTCTTTTAATGTTTTGTGCTGCAATCTTCCTTGGTCAGAGCTTCACATCACAGATTGTCAAGGCACAACTGCTCTATTATATACAAGGTAAACCAGGTTCTTATATTGATATTCCTACGATATTATGCGAACAGTTCAATTCGAATAGAGTCATTGTCGTTGACAATGATAAGACGATACAATCTGCGATAGATACAATTATAGCGAGAGCGGACAATACTGACGATTCGGCTTATGTTATTCTGGTAGCACCTGGAGAATATGCCGAGGCAATAGACCTTGATGGTCTTGAGCTTTACAATCTTTCATTTATTTCAATGTTTGGTAATCACACTGTAATCATAAACCCTGCGGCTGGAAATGCGTTAGAGACGGATTCAGCAAACGCAAATCTGCATTATTTATATGTAAAGGGATTTACATTTAAGGATGATATATCCTTTACTGGTGCGGATAATGATACCAGATTCCTTCAAGGAGCTTGTGTTTTTGAAGATTGCATATTCCATGAGGACGCTACTACGCTTACGCTCAACAACTTGAATCGCTTTAAATGGCTGAATGGCGGAATCCATGTGTGCAATATCATTGACATTGATAATGTGTGGGTTTTTGATATTTGCGGCAACAACTATGCTGATTTATTCCCAATTACAGGTGCACCTGGTGCGACTACCGTAACTGCAAATGTCACAAATGATTCACCATACTGGATGAACGATGCCCATAATGGCGGAGACCAGATGACCTTCAGGGTCAAAAGTTGCTATGTCCAGCGAATAGAGCCAACACTAACTTCTACGAATGGACATGTGATGTTTAAGCTCTATTGGGGTATTACTGGTTTCGGCAATGTGCTCACTATTGGTGCAAATTCATATCTGTATATGTATAATTCCACATTCAATGGCGCTGTAAGTTGTGCAGCTGGTAGCGTTGTGCGTTTATTCAATACCGCTATTACAAAAACATATACCAGTTCTTCAACTGATTCGAAATATTATGGCAGCACTGAGGGTGAAGGCGTCAACGCAATAGCTGATTAAGAAGGAGCGGATAATGGGAAAAATAAAAGTTAGAGTCAAGCCAGGACGGGCTTTGGATACGATTGAAGGTGGAATAGAGGTAAAACATACAGCTGGTGATGAATTCCTGATGGATGAGGATGAGGCAAAACCCATCCTCGGTACTTGCTTGACAAGAGTCCACAAGCAGAAAAAGAAGAAATCTGACCCTACACCTCAACCTATAATCAGACCTAAGAAGAAGGATGTACCAAAAAAAGAGGTTGAACCATCAAATGAAAAAGAGACCGTATAGGGTAAAACCAGGGTGTATAATAAGCTACTCGGACGGGAAGGACTACCCGTCCGGTAGCATAATTTATCTGACAGCAGATGAGGTAAATCTTGAGTTCTGGAGGGATGTAGAAATTCCCGATAAAAGACACAGACAGGATTTGGAGATGAAAATAAATGAGGAGTATAGAAATATGCGAAAGGGAGCTTTGATGGAAAAAGCAAGGGCAGTAGGAATTGAATCCGAGGTAGTAGAAGAGTACCTGAGGGAACACTGATGGCTTATACTACTGCTGCGAAAGTATACGAAGCATGGGCTGACATAACCGCTGAACAAGCTGGTGAGGGTGAAGATCCCGTAAAAACAAGAGTTACAAATGCAATAGCTTTTGCCGATGCAATGATAGACGCGAGTCTGGTTCATAGATATGTGGTTCCTTTTGCTTCCGATCCTGATACTCCTCCCTTAATTGCAGCGATTTCAACAGACTTTGCAGTATATATAGTAAAATACAGGAAAGATCCGCGCATGGTAACTGACACTCAATCATTAGGAGAGCGTCAGATCGCTATATC